CAGCTATTACTAACTCTCCTTTAAAGCTTCTCCAAAACTCTATAAATTTAAGTATCATCTCCCATACAATTTGAGAGTATTTAGCATTTCCGTAATCATCCAACCATTCAACAGTCTCACCTTTTAATAAAAGCTCAGCTGCTTCATGTACCTGGGTGCCTTCTCTAGCTGCTCTATTTACTATTAAATCTGCATTATGCCCTACATCTTTTAGCCAAGTTTCGAAAAACTTACTCTTAGGCATGTAATTTAATATAGTTGTTACCGAAGGGTAATATTCTCCTTCTTTTGTTTTATAAAATCTCTGATCTAAAAAGTTTATTTGTTTAAGATCTGCTCTAAATTCTAAATTATGTTTTTTGTGTTCTGTTAAAATGTTGTTTCCTTCTTTAATCATACTGATAGTTTATAGTTTAAGAGTTTTTCAAAAGTTAAAAGTTGAGCTTCATTAAAAGCTGTAGTAAAGTTTAGGAATCCTACTGTGTTGGGATCTTTTTCTTTCATATCTACTATATAGACATTTTTTCCTAATCCTATTAGGTTTTCTGCAATTTTTAATGCTCCTTTAATAGCATCGTTATCTAAAGCTATATACACATCTTTTGTCTCTGCATATGCTAATTTTTCATATAGCTTTTTAGAAACTGTTTTACCTAGTATAGGGATAGCGTTCCTCTTTATAGCAATAGCGTCAAAAACACCTTCACAGAGTATTACCGGTACCCCCCAATTTATCATGCTTTCAAACATAATAATATCCCGATTAATAGCAGGATTCTTGTATGGTACCCCAGGAAGATCTCCTGCTAATCGGCTAACGAAAAAATTCAATATACCGTTACTGTCATAAGATGGTATTATGACCCTATTTGAATATACTCCAGACCTGCAGTATCCAATTTGGTATTTTATAAAATCTTCATTTGTTAATCCTCTGGTGTGTAGATACTTCTTAACTCTGCTAAATTCAATAGTAAGATTGTCGGAGATGTATTCAAACTCTTTTGGTAGATGTATACCAATGTCTATAATGATCTCTTTGGAGAAGTTAGCTTTTATACATCTAACAGTATCTTCGATTACAGAAGGAGAAACTTTTAACTGTATTAAGAGAGATTTAATAGTCCTCCCTCGAGTATTGCAGACCCAGCAAGCAAATGGATTTTCACCTTTTTCATTAGTAACTAGACTTACTTCTAATTTAGGCTTTATGTGATTACAGAAAGGACAGTGAAAAGCGTAATTCTCTTTAGACTTTCTATGAGAAGGTCCTAATATACTTTCTAAAGTATTTAATAATATTAAATTTTCCATGTACTGTACTCATACAATATATGGATTTAAAGTAAATAAGCCACTTTCAAAATCTTTTGTATAAAATTTCCCAAGGATATTATCATTAAAATATTCTTCAGGGCACTCTAATACTCCATACTTAAATAAGTACTTACATTCATAATATGTTAATAATTTTTTACTGTAAACTAGTTCTAATATTTCGCGTTTGAATTCTTGTTGTTTGCCCTCTTTTAACATTCCTAAAATGGGCTTAGCAGAACCATAATATGTTTTCCAATCGCTTTCTTTTTGAATAGTTTGATGAGTTGGTTTACGGCCTGGGCCGATGTGGGTAGCAAGTTTTTTTTGCGTTAATTTGCGTTTTATATTGTGATATAGCACCTTCTTCCCAATATACGATACTCCGCTCGGTAAATGAGTTGTCATGTATATAAACCCGTATACACCGGAAGGAAAATCGTCTATTGTTTCTATAACTTTATTATTGTATAACCACATAAATTATTTTTTAACATATTCCTGCTATAATATTATTACCTACTCTTCTAAATTGAATAAAAGCGCTACCACTAAATGTAGTCAATGGAATACTAGTTCTTGCGGCAGATCCATTATTTGACCCACTAACTAAAAAAGGTGATGAACCATTATTGCTAGTAGAACCACGTAAATCCAATGTAGTACTAGCATTTCCTGTATGCCTAATATATACATCTAATGATAGTCCATCTTGAGGCATAGACGCTGTTATACTGCTATTAGGACCACCACCAATAAGATTACCTATCCAAGTTACGCTACCTGTTAAACTAGCATCTATAGTAACAGCCCCAGCAGTTGTATAAGTAGCAGTTGCTCTTCTATAATTATTAGCTAGCATACTTGAAGCTGTAATACCACTTGAAGCAGAAATAATAGAAGCGGTAATAGCTCCTGTTGTTGTTAAGGTAGTACCAAACAGGCCTGCGGAAGAACTAATGGCACCCGAGGAAGTCATAGCTCCTGTTGTTGTTAAGGTAGTACCAAACAGGCCTGCGGAAGAACTAATGGCACCCGAGGAAGTCATAGCTCCTGTTGTTGTTAATGTAGTACCAAACAGACCTGCGGAAGAACTAATGGCTCCTGAAGATGTTATAGCTCCTGTTGTTAATAAGGTAGTACCGAATAATCCTGCGGAAGAACTAATGGCTCCTGAAGATGTTATAGCTCCTGTTGTTCTTAGAGTTGTGCTAAATAATCCTGCGGAAGAGCTAATGGCTCCTGAAGAAGTTATAGTACCACTAGCTATACGAAAAGAGCCAGTTAAAGTTAAACTACCGCTAATGGTTATGTCATAATCTGTTACTTGTCCTGTTAAAGCATCTATTGACTGAGTTATATGGGATGCTTGTATAGTTTGACTATTGGTTATTCCTGTTTTACTTAGTACCGCCATGTTATCTATCTATATTTATTAGTATTGTTGTATCTGTTGTTGCTGATGTTGGAAGAGGTTGAGCGAGTTTACCTATAGCTAATAAATTTTGATTATCATCATACAATCCTATCGTTGATACATATGGAGCAAAATATGAACCTGTAACAAAACTATATGGTGTGCCATCGGTTGAACCTGATATAATAGAAGGATTTAAACTAAAATTAAATTCATTTTCTCTTATAGTACATTTGTATTGGGCTTCATATATTGTAAGTGAAGAGTTAAAAGAACAAGTAACAGCAGATGAACTTACGAAATTAAATATGTCTGTTGATGAACCGCTTGTTATAACTGCTAGCCCATGATAATAAAATATATTTCCGTATATTGTTGATCCTGATACTAGATTGCCTTCTCCATCATCTGTAATAGTAAAGCTACTTGATTTCCATAAAAAAGAATTAGGTTGAATATAATTTCCAAATAAACGAGAAGGTATAGATATTACTCCAATAGTAGCATTAGATGCTGTAGGAAAATATTTAGGAAATGTTAAATCGGTTTGATTATAATTAAAATATCTTCCTGTTGAAGAAGGTGATCCTACTAAAACATTACCAGCTTCATCTGCTCCCGGATAAATATATCCAATATTAACTGGGTCTCCATAACTTGAAGTACCTCCTAAGCTAGAACTTAAATAATTTGAGTAATATAATTCTTTAATTGAACTGTATACTAAACGTTGGTATCTTGTAGATACTTGTCCTGTAGTTGGGTCTGTTAAAGTATTAAATAAGGAACTTGTGTTAAGTCCTAAAAATCTATCTATAGATATATTAGATGCAGTTAAAGCTGCTGCCCCTTGAAAAGTAAATGATTTATTTACTTCAAAAGGAGTAATAACTACATCAGAGGCTAAAAGTTGTTTGTACGCACTCATTCATTTTAAAAATCTAATTTTACACGAACTAATGCTTCTTTAGTAAAATCCTTAGGTAATGGTCTAGATAGTTTAGCTACTGCTAATAATTCATTTGTATCGTTATATAATCCTACTGTCGTAATATAACTACGAGGAGCATTAATAAAGTCGCTATATAAAATTTCTCCAGTAGACCCAGAAATGTACGAAGGGTTGACAGAGTAGTTAAACTCCGAACTTCTCGCTCTAATAAATAAGTAATTCGAAGATATTGTTTCATTTGAATTTAAAACAAAATTAGCGCCTCCACTTATAGCAGTAAACAGTGAAAGATTAGCAGAAATACCTGGGGTTATACTTGAGTTAGATGCACTGTATTGAAGAGCTATTCCTCCACTTGCAGCAGGAGCGGCTAAAGCTCTAGGGTTTATCAGAATTGTACCTATATCCGGTAATAACCACCCATATGATCCCGAATTCGTTGTGTATCCGTTAGAGTTAATACCCGTATTTATTACCCCTGCTGATCCTGAGACTAGTTGAAATACTCTGTTGGAACCAACATATTGCGGAGTAATTGTTGTTAAACTATTATCGGTTATTGTCTGAGTAACAGAAGCACTAGCAAATTTTAGAGTTAGGGAACCGGGAAGTAATGTTTCTTTAAATCTAGCTCTTTCAAAAGTTAAAGCAAAAAATTCAGTAGTAGAGATGTTTCCAAAAACAAAATCTGTATTTTCATCTCCTAATACTAAATCTTGAAATTGCCCATAAACAGTAGATGTAGGGGAATTATTACTAACTGTACTGTTGTAAGCTAAACTACCACTTCCTAAAGCATTACCATATGCTATATCAAATTGGGGTGTAGATAGACTTGCACTATTATAAACAGTCAAATAAAATTTACCCGAAGACCCAGCTATTTGGGTAGAAGAACTAAAAAAACTAGTTAGTGTTGGGCTATTTGTTGACCATATTGGAGCAGATACAGCATCTGAACTTAGTACAAAATCGGAAGACTCTAATCTATTAAAAGACATATTTTATATTTTTAAGATACTTTTGTTACTATAAATGGGACAGTTATACGAGCTCCACTATCTCTACCTTCAATTGTTAAAGTAGCAGTTAATTGAGTTCGTGAACCAAATAGTGTATTGATAGTAGTAGCCCTTAAATTAACTGTAGTACCGACAACTGTCTTAGACACAAATGTTCCTAGAGTTGTAGTTTGATTAAGAGCTTGAGCTTGTGGAGTATTAATACCTACGCCTTCAAATTGATTAAATAATCTTACATCTGAAATTGTAACTGTATACCCACTGGATTCAAATGTATTTCCACCTAAGTAGTTTAGTGTTTGTGGTGTAATAGAAATTGAAGCTCCCTGTTGTAAATTATATTGAGAATTAATTCCTCCAATAATAGGCATTTTAGCTGTTCCTCTAGGCAAGGTAACTAATTTATATTTCATCACTTGGGTTTCTTGAGGAAGGGCTTCAAGTAAAGGCATATTTTCAATCGCTTCTCCGTAGTAAGCTGAACCAGATGGATGTACTGGATTGTATAGAGTATAGTCTATTTCATCATCTGCTAAAGCGAATTGTGTTATATTAAAATTTCCTTGTGCTAGTAATTGGCGGCCTTTTGTCGTCAAAATAGCATCTACTGTAACTACTGAATTATCTAGGTATCCCATTTTTAATGATTATTTTATTATAAATATACGTATTTTTAAATTTATTGATCTAAAAGATTTACAATTGTTCTGTTTATTACTTTTTCTATTTGGGAAGTAACATATTCTGGTTTCATTACTCCTGTACTTGTTCCGCCTGCTGGTTTAGTTGCACTTAATATAATAGATCCCACATCGTCAACATATCTTCTTAGTAGAAAATAATTTATATCTATATTTTGAGTTAAGTTTCTATCTAAAACTAAAGTTAAAGCATTATAATTTTCTGCGCCTGATGAAGTT